CGTGGGCTTTAACGAGGCTGAGGGCTGGCAGGCTGATTCTTATGGCGAAGCTGCTAGGGACCCTCTCAAGTACATCGTGACACCAGCTGGGCTGAGCATCCTTTACTCAGCTCACCCTTTATCACACAGGTGCTCTGGTGGCACACATTCCCTGGAGTCGCCCCTCATTCTTCCGAGAGGTGGGACGTCGTCCGAGGGTTGGAAGGATAGCATCGAAGGGTCATCCCGGGAGGCACAAAATCTCTGTGGCATCCGAGTGCTGAGAGAATTTATACGCTAGCCGTTGCTCAAATATTGAGAAATGGAGGAATTAGCCTTTAGAGAAGTATTTGCAGAAACTGATGTGCCTCTTTGTGGACTTCCTCGAATAGTTCCGTTGCCTGAATTCACATCCGATTTGGATGTTGTCTCTCGAACAGTTCGCCTGAGCTTCCCTTCCACCTTTGGGAGAGCTAGCACCGTCTTCGGAGGGAAGACGGATGAGCCTATCATACTGAACGCCTTTGAGGTTGCTAGGCTACCCCACGATCTAGTACTGAGTTGCTTTGATGTGCTCGGCGGACCTATGGACATTGGAGGTTTAACGCCAGATATAGTTTCAGTCCTCGAAGATGGCGCTCCGACTGCCGTAGAGATCGGCACAACCAGGGCTCCTGTGATCGCAGCTCTGAGGGAGTTGATTTTGAACAAAACGGCGAAGTACAAAGACCTGATAGAGACTGGTCAGCTGAGCGCGTTAAATGTCGTGGCTGTGAATTCTAGGGCAGCGCATTCCGCGGAGGGCCCTCTACCTGAAGCAGATCAATGGGCTTTGGTTCGAGCTTATCGAAGGGGAATAGCGGTGGTGGCTCAGTTCGAAAGGGAATTCGGGTCGAATGATCTGCTCGAATTGGGTGAAGATGCTGATAAGCTGGACACGCTACTGTCGTTTGGGTGGGACTCGGAGATGCCCGGACCCGCCTTGTCCATTGACACTCATTTTCGAATAGGCCTCAAATCCTATCTGACAGATGTTCAGGATTGGAACTCCATGTGGAGGACTTGGTCTAATGGGGAGAAGATGGATGGGGTGTCTGTACATCTGCCATTTGTCTGTCCTGAGAGATCAGACGCAGAAATGTTAGACTTCCCTGAGTTTGACGGGCCCTATGGCACATTGTTTGCTGGAGCTATAGGCATGTCATTTGGCCAGTCGCGGGATTTCGACACGCTGAGGCTGGACTCGATGTTAAGAGCTGGCCAGGTGTCAGGGATTGAAAAGAATGACACTAGGAGGATTAGATTCTCCATTGAGGAACGGTTGGAGCTGGCGATGAGAGGTGTGATGGCCAAGGAATTGGGGAAGGGCGAATTCGGACAGATGATGCGGGAGAGAGATAGAAGCTCCAAAGAACCTATCAGTATCACTTGTGACACTTCCTCCTTAGACACTTGGGTCAATCTGGTTCCTGAAATTATGCCTGGCTCCTGTCTTAGTCTCGGGGAAATCCAGGAACTGACTGATTCCTCGGGCAACCTAATGGAACTCATGAGATTGATGACTTCCACTCGGGATTTGCACTGCATATATTTCTTAGAATTGGTGGCTAGGGAGGTCATGTACAATATGGATAGAAATCCTGACGATTCTGGGATGTCAAAGGAGATCATCTACAGGAAGATTCCGGGGTATGCAGCACTCATGGCGATAAGAACCACAAGGATGGGTGGAGGGGATGACGCACCATGTTTCTTCTCTCTCCTATTTAAAGGCTCACCTGGAGGTTTACCTTTTGAAAGGAGTGTGCAGATTGATGATGATTGGTGTTACACTAGATTCGTGTCTCTCAGTCGTCGGAAAGCTGAAAATCTTGCCAATATAACTGCGCAGTCAGCGTCATTGTGGGGCTTGACTCTAGATAATGCTCAGATGCTCCACCCGGATTCTGGGATGTCAGAGCTCATGATGACTAGGAGGCCGTGGGCAGAGGCCATGCTGGTGCTGTTGGAAGATAAAGATCACACAAGCAGGAATCTGCAGCAACTGCGGTATTATTACATGGAACTGCTGTCTGGCATGCCTAACTGCAAGACCTCTTCCCTCAAAGTTCTCGACAGATTCGACGAGATCCTAAGAAGCAGAATCTTGGTTCGTGTCATGCAAAAGCTGAGGGCCATTCATGAGAGTCTCCCGGAAGATTTCCACAAGAGGCGGCAGGACAAGGGAGATCTCAAGGAGGTGGTGGAGGAGGAAGAACAGGCGTCAGCTTCGACTGGGTCGGAGAAAGTGGCCGATGCTGCTGATCTTGTCCTCCGAGAGCCTCTCGCAACCCCATTTGGGTTCGACATCAGAGATCCTGGTGATGTGTTGCAGGCGAGCTACATGTGCATGCTCCACAATAAGAACGAACAGAATTACGGTCATGGTGCCATTCAGATCGTTGAGAAGATGATGGCACAGCAACTGGCTCAGCGACAAAAAGCCAGCGCCCTGGGTCATCCCATCCCTCACATCATCTCTGGGCCGAACGTGGATCCTGATTCACTGGAGAGGTTCCAGCATTCTCCGGCAGCAGTGAACCTAGGGGCTCAACTAACCATCAAGAGCATTTGTGAGCACAACGGGTGGGGAGTGGAGGATTACCCGCGGTTATCAAAAATGCGGATGCTCTCTCGTATGCTAAGGACCACCCTGGATGAGTTGGCCACGACGAAATCCAGCACGGTACCATTTGACCCAGATCTTATAGTCACTGCAGATGGCAAAGAAGTTAAGACTCTAGGTGCCAGAATAAAGTGTATAGAGGCGGCAATATCTTGGATGGAGGAGTCAGTTGACCACAGGCCGGCGCTGGAATTACGGAGAATCTACGTAACTATAAAGGATTTGGAGGGAGGGGGTTTCCAAGTGACCTTATTCCGGAAGAACCAGATAGGAGGGGTCAGGGAAATTCTGGTCCTAACCTTCGCCGGCCGCATGCTGCTTAGAGTTCACAGTGACATGCATAGAGAATTATGCCACCTGCATCCTTCTGAAGTGCTGACTGATGATTCCAGCAAAGATCGCTTCGTTCGAGAGCATTTCACCCGGGTGAGAGCGTCTGCGAAAGAAGGCGAAATTTATTTGACGATGGCTGTTTCTGGGGACATGGAAAAATGGGCACCCGGGTTCACTATGTATGACCAGAACTCGGCAAGCAACGCACTATTACCGCAAGCTTGGACTGGATTCTCTAGGAGGGTCTATGAGCTCCATCGAAACAAGATGGTGCAACTACCACGGACTGCAGTGGAGATGTTTTACAGCAGCCCTGATTCAGAGCTCTCAGACAAAGGGGCGGATTGGGCGAAAGAGTTGTTTTTAGGACTGGATGAAGATCCCGTCATGAAGAGGGGGGTTCCCATTATGCACTTGAAAACTGATATGCTACAGGGAATTCTACATTACCAATCTTCAATTTATCATGTCTGTCATTTAGAGTATCTTAAGTCTATGATTGAATCATGGGTCGCCAGAGAATCCAGAGGGGAAGTTAGAGTGATATTTAGTTTTGTGGTATCCTCTGATGATGAAGGTATACTGATCACATTGCTAGGGCCGCCTGCGAATACGAAGCTCATCGCTCGGCGACTGAGTAAAATGTGGCCGAGGATCAAGAGGAGCGCGGACGCCTTGTTTGGTTTAACAACCTCCAGTAAAAAAACCACCGTGACCTGGGCTGATTGGTTTGAGTTCAATTCAAAGTTTTACTTGGGTAATTCAGTGGTGTCTCCTTTAATCAAATTCGTTGCTCGGTCATGCGATGACAATCCTCAGGAGAGCCTCTCGAGGCGAGTTGCTGCTCTGTACTCCCAGCTGAGACAGTTGCGGGAGGCTGGTGGAACCGGGTTTCTCTGCCACTGGGTGAGCATTTGTCAAGCGATCACATTTAATATGAATCTGGGGGTGGATACCATGACTTGGTATGAGCCAGGCTGCCTTAAACGCATCTCGCGTGGTCTGACAACCTTGGGAGCATATCTGGTCTTGCCTCCAATGATAGCTGGTTTAGCAGATTCTTCTTATGTCAACTGGGTGGCCAGCAAAGAGTCAGAAGAGAATCGGAAATTATTGTTCCAACTAAGTGCGTACGCCCTGCCCGAAGACATGGAGGACTTAGAGACTGCGATGTTTGGAGTTTTTCCAGTCAGGAGGTGGAGGAATTTCCTGGAAAGGGTTGGACTGCAGGGCGTGCAGAGATCTGATCTCGTGACTTCAGAGAATTTCCAAGAGTATTTAAAACCCACGCAATCAATATCACAAGCTCAGCGTCAGATTAGGAGGAAAGCCTTGGACCCAACTCTAGCATCCAGCTTCAGCTGGCCCAATCGAGTGATGAGCTTACGGATGACGCCTTACATTTTGTGGTCCGCAATGTTCAGAACTGATGACTACCGAGTGGATTTGACTTCCCTTGTGGAAAGATTGCTGGCTAAGCCCCTGACCGTTAGCCGCGAGGTTCTGTTCCCTCAGTGGCGGCAGTACATCATGGTGGATCACTTACTGCAAATCCCTGTGTCATACATCCCTCTTTCCCGGAAGAGACGTCTTCATTATCAATGGGTTGCCCCTTTCTTTTTGGCTGGAGATCATCAGTCATCGATCAAAGCAGTTCTCCTAGAAAAATGGTACGGTAGGCGAGCCACTGATATGACGGTGGGCCGCGTGGAAATGCATTGGCAAAATATCAAAACCGATCTGCCGTTCCTTTCGGAGGATGGCCCTGACTTGTCTCTAGAACAAAGTCCATTCTCGGCGCTAGATCAACTCCTGTCTTTCATAGAAGGTTACTCACAGATTAACAGACCTGTCAAGCTACTGGCTAGGGGTTCCTTGGATGCCGCTGGTAATTCTCTCGAAAAACTCATACGGTTCAACTTGAGCGCGACACGCCATTACCGATTTATGACTGAAGTCGAGCTGACTCCAGCGGAGGCGCTCTTATTTGAGACCCTGGATGTCTCCAGAGCCCCAGTCATAGATCCTCGTCTAACCACTGTATTCTCCAGTTTAGAAGACCGACTGAAGGCCTGGTATGAACTATTAAGGAGGCCAGACGCTGGGTCTGACGAATCTCCCCTCTTGAGAGAGATGGTGAAAGATATTCATGACCAACTTATAGATAGCCTGCGGGTCAGAGGAATTAGTTTAGAATCCGCAAAAATCTCCTCCACTGGCTCAAAAAGATTGGACGAGATGCGATGGCAAATCCTACTCATGACCGGGCATGCTGAGATGACTGAAGCCTGGGCGAAATTGGAGTCCGCAACCATTTGGATGGAGCCTGAAGAGTTGGTCTCGGGAGTATACAAAGGGGACTATTCTTTGATAAGGAAAAGAGGGGATCTGACTATTAGGATGGTGAAAGAGGGGAGGCACCTTTCCGGATTTGCAAACCGGACTGAGAAAATTGTATCCCAAACTCTTAAGCGAGTCGCGTTTGACACTTTATCTTATGAAAATGTCGGCATTCCACATGGGATTTGTGTCGATGTGACTGTGGTGAAAGGATCTCGGATGATGGTGTTCCAAGGAGCTGACTCGGAGTTTTACATGAGTTTGCCTAATGCTCAAATGCGAATTAATGAGAAAACAAGACAGACCCTATCCAACAACCAGCCGTCTTTTGTGGAGAGATGGCTGCGTAGGGAGAATTTAGACAAGGACGAGATGGGTCAAATGGTAAACGCAGCGTCTGGGCAAGGGTTATGGGCTGAAGTCGCCAGATCCATGATTCGAGCGGCCAGGGACCTGTCTGTCGGACGAGTTTCCATTCAAATCCAAGAACGAACTGCTCGAATGCCTGAAGTGCTGCCCGTCGAAGCCCTGATGACTGAAATGGAGATACTAGCCTTTGCGGAGGCCATTAGACCCTTGAACGATTGGGCAGACGATGAGGTGCCAGCAGAAGAGATTGATGATCCAGAAGACATATTTAATGTCTACTCTCGTGTCGTGGGGGAGCAAGTGGTGGGGGTGCAGTCGCTGGGCATTGAAGCCTTTGCTGTCGAGGAAGGGTACTCAGCTCTGGAGATCAATCGGACAATCAGATCTGTTCTCACTGCCCTGTATGTCATGTCAGAAAGCATTGCCATCAGTTTCTTCAATCCTGAGTTGCAGAAAGCGGTTGGCATTTTTAAGGGCACAGTCGCATGAAACAGTAGAGTCTAACCATTGTGATGTATGTGTCGGTCAAAGTGTGACGACACACAAATAGTACATTACTGTGATGCTTCAGATCAGAACATACGCGGATCTTAGAACACTGCACGATACCACATCCATTGAGCCTATCTACTTGAAGTGGCTTCACCGACTTATAGGCCACAGATCCTGCTACTTCCGGCCTTCTCAGTTGTATGTGGCACTGAGGTGCGAGGACTGGGAACTAGGAAGTGAACTCTGGTTCTCGTGCTCTGATTTAGTGTTATTCCCTCGGTTGCCGAGAGAGTTGCACAGTCTGATCGCAAGTTACGTGGGCTTTAACGAGGCTGAGGGCTGGCAGGCTGATTCTTATGGCGAAGCTGCTAGGGACCCTCTCAAGTACATCGTGACACCAGCTGGGCTGAGCATCCTTTACTCAGCTCACCCTTTATC